ATAGAAAAATATATTGAACGTATTAATGCTAATATACCTGATCCAGAAACTGAAATGAAAAGACTTGGAGATAATGGAGAAGAAAGAGTACAAGCAGTTGAGCTTTGGTCTAACAAATTCTTTCCAGATACATTAAGACAATCAATAGAATCTATAACAGAAACTGCTGATGGTATAATGGTTCTTGAACATTTTATGGAACAAATGAAAGATAGACCAAATGTTCAATCTGAATCACCAAATAAAATTACAATGGATTCTTTAAGAGAGTTACAAAAAGACCCAAGATACCATGATCCAGTTGCAAGGGATGCAGATTTTGTTAAAATGGTAGATGAAGGATACAGAAGATTGTATCCCAATGGAACTTAGTTCTTCTGGAAAACTTAGATTAAGATTTGCTTGTTCTAATGATATAGACTTAATCTATCCATACTTGAGAGAAAATGATATTGAAGAATGTAGACTTCATAAAATTGATCCAAGAGAAGTATTTCAATCTGCAATATATGATAAAGAAGCTATAACCTATACAATAACAGTTGAACGCATACCTATTGCTATGTTGGGTGTTTGTGATTCAAGATTTGAAAAAAATTGTGGTGTTGTTTGGATGCTTGGTACACATGGTATTGATAAATATAGAATATCATTTCTAAAAGGTTGTCGTGGTGTGATAAAATTATTACAAGGTGACTATAAAAAGATATATAATTATGTTCCAAAACATCATACAGACACAATAAATTGGTTAAAATGGTGTGGTTTTGAACTAGAAGATAAAAAATATGCTATTGAAAATAGTTTATTTTATAAATTTTTTCGTTGCAATCATTTAAAAATTTAGTTTATATAGAAATTGTCAAGACCTGCAATGCACTAGCAACCCTGTATGGATAATTGCATTGACGTAGTTAAAGCAGATAATCAATGACGTTGGTGAAACTTTAACAAACGAGGTCGTAATGGCTAATACAATAGATCAAGCCTTTATCAAACAGTTTGAATCTGACGTTCACTTGGCATATCAAAGAATGGGATCAAAGCTAAGAAACACAGTTAGAACTGTAGGCAATGTTGCTGGAAGTGTTGTTCGCTTTCAGAAAATAGGAACTGGAAGTGCTAATACCAAATCAAGAAATGGTTTAGTAACTCCAATGGAACTAGCTCATACAAATGTTGAAGCTACTATGCAAGATTTTTATGCTCCAGAGTTTATCGATAAGCTTGACGAGTTAAAAATAAACATAGACGAAAGACAAGCTGTTGCAAAAAGTGCAGCTGCTGCTCTTGGTCGAAAGACAGATGAAATACTTTATACTGCTATGGATGCTGGTGCTAATAGTACACAGATTCATGACACAAGTAGTGCTGTTGAAAAAGCTGATTTACTATCATTATTTGAAACTATGGGTACTGCTAATATTCCAGAAGATGGTGGAAGATATTTAGCTATGCATCCAAAAGGTTTTGCAGATTTATTTAACATAAATGAGTTTGCAAGTTCAGATTTTGTTGGTGAACAAAATTTACCTTTTGCTGGTGGAATGACAATGAAAAACTTTTTAGGTTTTCAAATCTTTTCAACATCAGCAATTACTGCTGGTAAAAATATGGCTTATCATACTTCTGCAGTAGGACTTGGTATAGGTGCAGATGTTTCAACTGAAGTAAATTATGTTGCTGAAAGGGCTGCACATTTAACTAACTCTATGATGTCAATGGGTGCTGTTGTTATTGATGACAATGGTGTTTATGAAGTCTTAGATAATAATTAATAGGAGGTTAATTAATGGCTTATTCAGCAAGTGGACTTTGTAGAATGGGTGGAGATTCAAATGGAAACACTTGGGTTTACACAACTACAGATACAATAGCTACAGTAAATAGTGCTGGTTATTTTAATAGTTCAGCTAATATGCTTAAAGTTCGTGATGTTATTATTGTAAAAGATACTAACACACCAACAACTCATCATGTTACTGTTCTATCAAATACTGGTTCAGTTGTAGACGTATCAGATGGTACAGCTATAGCAGAAACAGATGGTGACTAAAAAAGGAGATGGGGGAGTTATGCTCCCCCATAACTATATATGGCTCTAACAAGTAGCACAGCAGATACACCATTAGATATATGCAGTAGGGCATTAATACTGATTGGTGCAGAGCCTATATCATCTTTTGATGATGGAACAACAGAAGCTACAGTAGCTGTAAATATGTATGAAGATGTTGTTCAAGCAGCTTTAGTTAATTCAAGATGGCGATTTGCAACAAATCAAAAGATAGTTAATAGACTTACAGATGCACCAACTGGAAGATATGATTATGCTTATCAATTACCTTCAGATATGATTATGCTTCATGGTGCAACAGTCAATGGTAATTTAATTGAGTATCAAGTTTATGGAGATAAACTATTTGCAGATACTACAGAAACAGATACAGTAATAGTAGATTATAGCTTTAGAGCAAGTGAAGTTGATTTTCCCTCTTATTTTACGTTAGCTGTTGAGTTTTCTTTAGCTATAATCTTTGCAACATCTATAGCAAGAGATGCAAGTCTGGCATCACTTATGACAGAACGTGCAGAATCTTCTATGGCAAAAGCAAGATCACTAGATTCACAACAACAAACTACACGTAAACTTGAAACAAGTAGGTTCTTAACTGCGAGAAGAAGCTAATGCAAGTCGTTAGAATACCATTTACTAATTTTCAATTTGGGGAAATTAGCCCATCTTTGATTGCAAGAACTGATACACAAGTTTATAACAACTCAGCACAAAAATTAACAAACTTTCTTATACGTGCTGAGGGTGGTGTTATAAAACGATCTGGAACAAAATGGATTCATAATTTTGGAACAACAGTAGATGATAATGTAGAACAACAAGTAAGACTTATACCATTTATATTTAGTGATGATGAAAGATATATAATTGCTTTATCTGCTGGCAAAATAGAATTTTTTATAGTCGGTTTTGATGCTTCTGGAAATGTTCAAGCAAATGCTGTTTCAAATTTATCTTCAACTACTCTTACTTCTGATACTACTGGTACATCTTTAAATACTAGAATAACAGAAGCAAGATTAAAACAAATTACTTACGCACAATCTGGTGATGTTCTTTTTCTTGCACATAATGCATTTAACACATTAAAGATTGTTAGAACATCCTTACTTACTTTTCAAATATCACCGTTTTCATTTGATTTAAAAGGTGATGCAAAAGAAACCTATCAACCTTATTATCATTTTCATCAAGCTGGCTTTACTCTTACACCAAGTGCTACTTCTGGAAATGGTATTACTGTAATTGTAAAACCACCAGGTACTGATAGAGGAGCTTGGAGTAGTGGAACTGGATATGAAATAGGAGATCATGTAACACATAGTAATCAAGTTTATGAAGTGATTGCTGATATAAATCCATCAAATACAGCACCTAACTCAGATACAACTAATTTTAGAGCAGTTACTTATTTTGATGATGGATCAACAAATGGTGGTGGATATAGTAATTCCTTGCACGTTGGACTTACATTAAGATATAGAAAAAGAGAAATAGATATAACTGCTGTTACTTCTGGTTCTCATGCAACTGGTAATATAGCTGATAGTCTTTTTGCAAAACTTGGTATTAATGCAATAAGAACAATAAAAGATAGTACAACAATAGAAATAACAATGCCACTTCATAATCTTTCTGTGGGTGATAGTGTTACAATATCTGAAACAGATACAGTAGCTGGAATATCCAATAGCAATTTAAATGGAGCAAGAAGTGTAACATCAGTTATTGATGATAATACCTTTACAGTTACTGCTGGTGCAAGTGCTAATGCTTCTGTTGATGGTGGAGGTGCGCCTCGTTTGACAACGACTGCACCTACAACAGATTGGGAGGAACAATCATATTCTGCTATTCGTGGGTTTCCAGCAGCCATTTGTTTTCACGAAGGTCGATTGTGGTTTGGTGGTACATTAGCACAACCAGACGGTATTTGGGCTTCTCAATCTGGTGAGTTTTTTAATTTTAATATTGGAACTGCATTAGATAATGAATCAATACAATTATCATCTAGTGTTGGTGAATTAGATCAAATAAAACATTTAGTATCAAATCGTGATCTACAAGTGTTTACAGTAACATCAGAGTTTATTGTACCAGCATTTGAAAATACACCAGTTACCCCACAAAATGCAATGGTTCGTAGACAAACTCCTTATGGTGTAGCAGATGTAAAACCATTTGTTTTTGATGGTGCCACTTTATATGTTCAAAGATCAGGTAGTGTTGTTCGAGAGTTTATCTTTTCTGATACAGAATCTGCATATGTTGCAAATGCAGTATCACTTATATCTTCTCATTTAATTATTACACCAGTGCAAATGACATCATTGCAAGCTGCAATAGAAAGACCAGAATCTTATATCTTTATGGTAAATAGTGATGGAACAATGGCTGTATTTAATTCTAATAGATCAGAAAAACGTGCTGGTTGGACACAATTTACTACTAAAGGATTTAAAAATACAACTGTAAATACTGCAAATGTAACAGTTGAAACTTCTGCTTCTTTTCACTCAGTTTGTACTATTGATGAAAAAGTATTTATTATTGGTAAATATGATAAAGGTAATGGAACAAAAAATCTTTGTTTGATGGAAATTGATAATAATTTTAATTTGGATCATGCAGAAAGAAAAGCAATATCTAATAGTTTGAATGGTGTAATTCCTATAACCTCTGGTCATTTTAATAATGGTGCTGTTGTTGATGTTATTGTTGGTACTTCAAGCACACATTATATAGGTCAATTTATTGTTTCAAATAATGAAATAGATATTTCATCAATAACAAAAGAACCTGGCTTTGTTGAAATTGGATTTAAATATCCTATTGAATTAAAAACTAATCCATTAGATATACAAACTGCAAATGGACCTTCAACTGGTATGTTAAGAGGTTTAGGAAGAGTTATATTAGATTTAAATAATACACTTTCAGTTTCGATAAATAATAGAGCTATTGAAATATTAAATGTTACTGATGATTTTTCACTTGATAAATTAGCTATTACTGGAAAAAGAGAAGTAAGGCTCTTAGGATATAGTCGTGATCCACAATTAACAATTAC